TAATGCTGTGCCACCTGTAGCCGTGCCGTAAGTTGCTGCCTGTTGGCTAAAAAAAATTGCAGCACTAGCACTAGTAAAATAAAGCGTGCCACCCCCCCATTGTGCCAACGCTAGCGAACTTGCCGTAGTTACGGTTGCTGTACCGGCTGTAATAGTGCAAGTACCCGCGCCTATGTTTTGTATCCAAACGGACTGACCAGCGCTAAACAAACTGTTATTTACAGTAATTGTTGTAGCCCCTGCGGCGTTCATTTGTACGCGTGTACCTGCGTCGGAAGCTGTCAACGTGTAACTAATTGTTTTGGCGCTTACAGGTAAAAGGCTAATATTATTTAATTCGTCTGCGGTCAATACTTGCGACGCTACGAACGGAAACGGGGTAACTGCCATAGTGGGTACTTTATCCTAAAACGGGTTGTGGGTCTTGTATGTCTAATTTACCGTAAATTGGGTCGTCTAAAATGAACTGGTAAACAATGACGGTACTTGCCGTGTAGAACGTTACGCGGTGCCCGTTGCTTACGTTCACTTGTATTTCTATGCCCTCTACCGATAGTTCTTGGGCTACTTCGCCGCCTGCAATAGTGTTAGTAATTGTTATGGTGTCGCCAATGTCGACTAATGCCAAGGTTTCGCGTTGGGGTGTTGTAAGCATTAAATAATCGGTTTGCACGGCGTTAAACGTCGCTGCAGGTTCGCCAACTATTAGGTATTCTGCTAGGTCTAGGGCGGCGGCGTCGTTGTGTAAAAGGCTGTTTGTAATGCTTGTATTTTGAATTAGGTACTTGGCTTGGCTTGCTGCGTCGTCGGCTACCTGGGGGCTTGTGGCGCCTAAATGTTGAATACTTGCCCTATTTACTATTAGGTCTGCGTTAAAAATAATGCCTAACGAGTTGTACGGTATGTTCGTTCCGTCGTCGTGAAAGTCTGCGACGCTACCCGAAATGGTGTTACCTATTCTAGGTTGGCTAGTTATATCGCCTGTCCTCGACATAAAAATACGGCCTTGTTCGGCGGCTTGTATTTGGTCTATATATGCTTTTACGTTGGTGCCTTCGGCAACCGTGTATGCAGCTGCCCCGCCTAATGTTTGGGTACCTGTCTCAATGTCACGCGTTAAAGCCGGATAAGCAACTTCGGGCAGGTCTAAAACAGCCGATAAGCGGGCGCTAGATAGTTCTTCGGATACGTTGTATTCGGCTAACGCTGTTTGGGCGAGTATATAAAAGTCGTCTGCACAATACACGCTTACCGTGTTTTGCCCGCCCAGTTCGTAGTTATAATCGTACGAAACTATCACCCCAACAAACAACGTTATAAACGTGCCCACGCTGTTGTATCTTCCAAACGAAACGCGCCGTAACGGTGCCAAGGTAAATTGCCCTGCAGGGTCTACGTATGGGCTAGATGAGTACAAAGGGTTTAGCGTTCCCCCGGCTAGGTCATCGTTTAAGTTAAATGACATTGTGCCCGCGCTAAATTGGTCGCCTACGTCGCGGCGTCCGCGTTTAATGTTTACGTTTGTCGAGTATTCCAGCATTGGCGCAAACTCTGTAGAACCGTCTAACACGTATTGGGTGCCGTCTAATAATCCGCGCGTTGCGTCGTCAAGGATAAATGCGTCTAACTGAAAACCTGTATCTATAAATAGTTCGTAGTTTCCGCTTTCAATTACTGACGTAGCCATTATGAAACCAAAATATTAGCGGGGCCTGCCGCCCTGTTATATGCGCGAATGTTGTTTATAATTTCTTCGCCTGTTTGGGCGTTTGACATTACGCCGTTTACGTTTATGACGTACTGGTTTTCGTATCCTCTGTCTATACCTCGATTGCCTGCTATTGGCGCTACTACTGGCCCGCTAATTGCTTCGCCAAATGATGCGCCGATGCCTTTAACGTCTGGTAATTTGAGGCCTTTGGCACCTAGTCGCGCTTGGGCAACAGCGAACGCGGCTTCAACGCCTGCTAAATATTGTTGGGCGTTAGATACGCCAGCGCCGTACCATTGGTTGGCTGCAGCTTGACCGATTAAATCGGCAGCATATTTGGCGCTTTCAACTAAGGCGTTAGTTTCAATAATTGCGGTAGAACCGCCTTTAATCAGTTCTAAAGCGATTGCCGCCCCACTGTCGCCGCCTGCAGCTAGAACGGCTGCTAACGCGTCTTGTGATAACCCAGCCGTTAACAGTTCTTTAACGTTGGCGCTGTAGTCGTTTATTCCTTTAACTTGTTCACGTAAACCGGATAAAAACCCTAAACCTGTGTCGTCGCCTGCTTCTTTAGCATCTTTAAAACTAAACGCGTCTTGTAGACCAGTAGAAACGCTTTCAGCAAAATCATTAAACGCGCCTTGGGCGTCCTCTAATCCTGTTTTAGCTGTGTCTAAAGCTTTTGTTAAATCGTCTTGTAATGCTTTAGCTGCATCACTTACGGCGGTATCGGCTTTTTTGGCTGCCCCGCCTAAACCTTCGAACTGCCCTATTAGTGGTTCAAATTTGTAGCCCAACGCTTCGGCCTGGGCGCCCAACCTGTCTGCAGCAGCGCCGTTAGACCGTTGCGCTGCAACGTTTTCGTTTAATTTGTCTGTTAAATCTCCAATCCAAAAAATGGTTGCAGAAAATTGTCTTTCTAAATCTAAAACGTTACCCCTAGCGGCTTTTGTGGCTTTATCTAATCCAGTTATTAAACCTGTTAAACCCCACAGGCTGCCCGAAATGCTGTCTAATACTACGAACTTCATACGGGCGAATTGAAGCCCAACCGAAACAGTAAACTTTTGTACGTAGGCACCTGTTATGCCCATGTTGTCAACAAATGCGGTAAGCGCGCCGCCAAAACCACCCTTACCAAAGGCTTTAATTGCTGCGTCTACGGCACCTGGCAATAATCCTATGGCGTCTTTAACGTAGATATTGTTAAGAATTGCGTAGCCGATAGTTTCTGTTAATTCTGACCAAACAGTACTAAGGCGTTTTAGTTGCCCTTCATATGTGTTAGCGGCTGCAGCTGCAGCGCCCCCAAACTGTTTGTTTAATTCTTCTTGGGCTTTTCCAAAATCTTTAGTTTTAACAATGTTTGGGTCAAGTGCTATACCTAGTTTTGTTAGACCGCCTAAATTGCCGTTGTATGCCTTGCCAAGTGCTAGCGATACGGTTTCTAAATCGCGTCCAGTACCGGCAGATACGTCTAACGCAAGGTTTAATAAATCTTGCCCTGTAGTTAAATCGTTTGTGGCACGTACTAGAGAACCCAGCGCCGGGCGTAGTTGGTCGTCGGCTACCCCAGTAGCAAACTGCATTTGGGTTATAAATTCTTCGGTAGCGGCAATAGTCATACGTGACGCGCCCGTAGTGTTTTCTAACTGTTTGGCTAATAGCGCCTGGCTTTTTTGGTCTTCAATAGCGGCGGCAACTGCATTAGTTAAACCTGCTACTACTAGCGCGGTTGAAGCTGCAAACGCCGCGCCTACTGCTACGCCAGTTTTACCAAACTTGCCAAACGCTTTTTCTGCAGCCGAAATGCCTTTATCGGCAAACGACGTAATAATCGGAATATTTATACCAGCCATTAGCGAACCCTCATTTGTCGATTGGTCATTTCCATAACTTTTTCAACTACTTTAAGAACGTCGGCTGTAACGGTGTCTTTGTTTTTTTCTACGGCAACGTCAATAACCCGCGGTTGATTGCCTTCCTCTACGGTTAAGTTTGTAACAAACTGGCTATCTGTATTGCGGCCTGCATGGTCATAAATAACGCCTGCAGCGTCGGCACTTTGTACGGTCATTAGACGGTAAGGTTTTGCACCAAATACGACTTGTTCGGTATAGCCGCCCCGGTCAAAGTTTACGTAGCGTTCTTTACTGCCACGTACGCCCACCTTAATTTTAAAGCCTTTTTGTACGGCGTCGGTACGCCACGTAGTTTCACGGCCTTTAACTAAGTTGCCGCGTACCATGCCGGATAGTGGGGCGCCGTTGCCTTTTGAGTTATCAAAACTTGCGACCATTTGGCGGGCTTCATTTAAGATAGACGCGCCGGCGTTCTTAATTTGTTTGGTTACTAAACGCCGATATTTAGGGTCTATGTCGTTCAACAATTTTAGGGTTTCTTGAATACCCTCAATTTGTAACGGTAGTTGGCCCATAGCGTTTACTTTCGTTGTTTGTTGTTGTCTGATAATACAGCAACGACAGTAGCCAAGTCGTCTATGTCAAAAGGTATAGACGGGGGCCACCACGAAATAGCCACCAACAGTTCGGCAAGTTGGCGCCCGTGGGTGCCCCTTAAGTGGGGTTTACAGTCTCGGTGTCGACTACTTCAATGTTTGTTAAGCCTTTTACAAACGTATCAAACTCGCTAGGTACGACAATTTTGTTTAACTTAGACGCCTCGTATGCCATAAACGCTAAATCCTCTATGCCAATACCTGACGCCATATCTGACGCTTTACGTTTGTATTTGCGTTCCCACAAAATTATTACGTACAGGTTTGTTACCACCTCATAGGCGGTGTCTGCTGTTTCTACTTTTAGCGTAAGTTTCATTGTTGCCTTTTGTGTCGGGCCTTTGCAGGCGGTTAATTAAACTTCAAGAACGCTGTAAACCCCGCCGGTAAACGTCACGCTTATAGCACCTAAAGCGCCTAGCGCCATCTCATATGGTAGGGCCTCTAAGTACGCCCCTGTAAGGGTCATAGTTGGATTAGTTGCGGTACCTGGGCTTGTTGCGCTAGGTGACCACGAAACCGTAGTAGATGTACCTACAAGCGCTTTTAGCGTTGCGTAAGTTTCTGAAGCTGCAAACGATAGGTACAGGTCAAGAGTCAACGTCGAGTTTTCAAGTCCTGCCACGTAAACGCGGGAACCTGAACCAAACGCGGTACTTTCTAGCGCTTCAATAGTGCGCGTAAAAGTAAGGCCGTTGCATTGGTCTTGCAAAGAAACTGCGTTAACCGTGACGTTTGGTGATGCTAAATATGTGCTAGTAGCCATGGGCTTTACTCCTCGTTTGTGTCTGTCTTAGTTTTAGCACCTTTAGGCGCTTTAACGGTGGATTGTTCTATAAAGCCGCCTGCTACCAATGCGTCAACGTTTACGCCGTCTACTGGTTCGTATGTGTCGCCGGGTGTACCGATACGGGGGCTAATAATTATGTAATTCATGTCGTACCTATTCTAGGCGGTTGCCTGGGTTTGTAGGGTTATGGTCAAATCGTAGGCGGGTAGTTCGCTGCCGCCAATAATTGCAACGGTTGGGCGCCCGTCGGTTACGCCAATCTTTTTAGTAATGACCTTGCTAGCCAAATTAAGTAGTGACCGTTGCGCGTCAAGATTGCCAGGCCCCAAGGTAATTATGCGTAT